GTATATGTATACTTACGATAGAGGTCGATATAATCTAGGATAGAAACACCGAAAATATCATAACAGATTTCTTCATTGCCCTTGACATGAATCTTGCGTTCGTTCACTACTTCCCAAGGCGATAATTTTTTAGCGAGGGAGTTGCCAAGAACCTTCTCAATCCTGCGAACAAGATAAGGGATGTCAAAGAAGTTAACATTCCATCCTGTGATAATATCAGGCGAAACATTGTTCCAGAAAATCACAAACTCTTTTAGTAGGTGTGATTCATTTGAACATAAAATGTAATTTACGTTCTCTTCACCGATGAATGGACGACTACCGAAAGTAGTAATCTCTTTAGTGAAATTATTTTGGAGGGTGATTAGAAGAACTTCTTCTGATGCTGCAGCGACACTAGGAAAACCAAACTCAGCGCCTACCTCGATATCGATAGAGTATGTTTTAATTTTCTCAACATCCCAACGAATATCGTTTGAGTAGTTGTCGCTGATGTATTGATGAGCATAGTTTGCGTTTCCGTAAATATTGAAACTCTCAATTTCTTTATACTTCTCAATGAAATCTCTCGCTTCGTTGATGTCAGCAAACTTAACTTCGCTCACTGGCTCATCAAAAAGTGTGCGCCATTCAGTTTCTTTGTTTGATTTTATGTATAGCGTTGGCGAAAAATCTAATCTTGCTTTATAAGGATTACCATTTTTGACACCACGAACCAATAACTTATTGCCATACTTTGTTACGTTTGTGTAAAATTCCATTTATACTCCATAAAGTAACATCATCGCATCGAGCGCACAGTCATGAACTGGATGATGTTTAATCACATTGTGTCTACCGAACGTAGGGTGGTTCACATCACAATATCCGTTCTTTGCTGTTGAACATAGTATCTCGACACCTGTTCTAACGTCTCTCCAGTTATTATACGGTACAATCTTGTCTGTGTCAAGTTTTGTGCAAAGACTATCGATAACCATTTGGTCAAGAGATCCACGTGCCCACACAACATTGGGACCATATTGTTTTACGTATTGTTTTATTTTATCTATACCTTCAGTTGGATGCATATCGGAAGGTTGTGGTACGAAACTTAATTCGCGAATAGAAGGGTGGATATTTGACCACCACTTTAATGTGTCTGGATCAACTGTTCTCTTGAGATGTTCGATTTGATATTTGCTGTCAAATTTAACAAACAATGCTTTCTTGAGAAGTGTGTCATAATCATCGCCCTCTTCAAAATATAATATTGCTGCTGACAATATAACAGCGGTAGACTCAACTCCGAGAGTCTCAACATCGAACATATACATAATAATCGCCCATAAAAAATCCCAGATATAACAAGTATACCTGAGATTTGAATTAAAAGCAAGTTATGATAGTTGGATACTTGGCATGGTGTTTGCAATTTCAATGCCTGAACCATAGATCCTACTGTATTCATTTACCATTTTTACATCGGGTTCACAGTCAGCTGCGATGGCTGTTCTGTAAATAATAACAGTTCCAAACTCTGCATAAGCCATATAAGGCGCAAGCGCAACAGTAAATCTTCCATCTTCTGTTTGGCGCATTAGAATTACTGCTGGGTTCTTCAATGTAATGCTATCACGATCTTGTGCTTCTTCACTGCCAATTACTTCTTCACCTGTTAATAACTTAAAAATTTTGACTGTCATAGAAATCCTGTTCAATTAAAAAATCAATAAAACTGGCAGCATGTTCGAGTTCACTAAAATGCTTTACGAACGCTTGTTCTGGTATCAGCCTGTGCTGCGCCAGGAGCATCACATGCTTATCTTGATATACGGATATCTTTAAGTTCCAGTCTTTGCGACGGACTGCATCAAAGGACACCAGATTTTTGAATATTTTTGCTTTCATCATAACAAGTATTTAGGGGAACTCGAAAGTCCCCCTGCTTGTTATGACTATCTACCTATTCTTCTCACAATAGCATCTGCTCTGGCTTTTTTGGCTTCGGCAAGAACTTCATAAACATAACTAAAAAATGATTTTATATATTTCATAGTATCTCTTCATTCAATAATTGTTTTTCGGCTTTAGTCTTTACTGGAATTTTCTTTGGTTTCTTTGTTTCTGGAACTAGACGCTCCAAGAAAACTTTAAGCATACCATTGAAAAGTTCAGCGTTGTGAACAACTACTTCATCGTTCAATACAAACGCACGAGTGAAAGCACGATTAGCAATTCCTTTAAACAAGAAGTTACCATCTTCAGTATCTGCATTTTGAACACTACCTTTGACGATTAGTTTACCATCAGCCATCTCAATATCGATGTCTTGTTGACCGAAGCCAGCGACAGCGAGTTCAATGGTATAATGATTCTCATCGTTCTTGATAATGTTGTATGGTGGATAGTTTGGAATATTCTTAGCAACATCCTCACTGAATTTGGCCATACGATTAAATTGATCATCGAATCCTACAAAAAATTTGTCGAAATCTTTGATTTGAAATGATGGATTTAGCATCGCATCAGGTAAAAATTTATGTACCATGTTATACTCCTTTCTTTGATTTATTGAATGCACGTGCTGTGTCAAATGCCATAGCAGAAGTTCCGAGCGTAGTAAAAAAGTCTACTGTGGTCTTGGCTACTGTCTTAGCAAATGATTGCTGAGCATCAATAAAAGTTTGGAGTTGGTTTTTGATTTCTTCGTTTTTGACGAATGTCTCAACGAATTTAGTTTTGGCACCAGAGATGGTGTCGATTGACGTGTTGATTTGTTCTAACATTTTTTCTCCTATTAAGCGAGTTAGATTGTAAAGTCTTCTTCCCGAAGGCAAGAAGTTTTGCTGGTTACGAGATCCAGCGATGTCGAATGCCACATCCGCTTTATAGCACTTCATTAACTTAGCGGTCCTAAGGTGAAGTCATTTTTATTTATAACAAAAAACCCACCGAAGTGGGTTTTGTTGGATATTTTTATCTCGAATTATCTATTCATTACGTACATAGTTACTTCGAATCCAAAACGCATTTCTGTAGCAGCTGGTTTAGTCCACATAATATTGCTCCTTAATTAAAGATACGGAAATAATGTCCGTATAATTATATAGCGCAAACAACAAAAAACACTCTAATGAAAATCATTAGAATTGGGTAAGGTAAATCAGTTATTTTTTCTTACCGATGTTATACTTGGGTACAAGTTCCCATTCGTTTTTCTCTTTGAAAGAAACGACCTTAATTTGGGAAAGTGATGCTTGTTGCTCTGCTTTCTTGGAATCAAGAATAGTTAAAAGTTCCCAATCAGCCAGCAGTTTGGCGATAGTGTTTCTTCGCTCAATATCATTTGCTGTAATGTTGGATTCTTTACCATCTAGCGCAAAGAGTTCTTTGAAATGAACAATAAAATATCTGCCTTGCTTATGCAATATGTGGCAAGACTGATAAAGTTTTTTGTCTTTTCTAGATGCGATACCGATTCGTGTTAGAGTTTCACGAATTTTTAAAAAATTGTCTGGTTCATCTAATACTACTTCTAGTAATGATTCTGACGTCCAGTCATAATAGATCATTTCGACGCTCATTATGTTCCACCTTTGTATAATCGTTCTTCAATATTTGTCAATTGTTCTGGAGTTAATATATCCAAAACTCTAGTCGCCTTTTCAGTGGAATATCCATAGTATTCCATGACCAAAGAAACCTCTCGGGACACATCTGCCTTGTGCCATTTCGAGAACCTTTTCTTCTTGGTAATACTATTTAGTAAATATTGAAATTGCCATTTTTTAGGTGCATCATAAAGTCGATTCATCTCATTTGCCTGTAGAACTGTATCAGGGAAATAAGATAGACCTTTGTTAACCATAAAAGAGTTGTAGTCTTTTATGTTTTGTGGATCTTTTTCTAATAGATCTTCTTTGGTGGAATTTATAGCATTTAAGAAATCGAATGGAGACAGCTTGCTCATGATATAATCCCCACATCTTTCACGTTGTCATTGCTGGCGACTATACGCTTGCCAGGAAATCTCTTGGTTAATAGATCGCGTATCTCTTCTAGAGATTTACCTTGCGCCAGGAACAACGAATCCTTTTCATGGTATACATAAAACATATCATTTTGGCGTTCTATCCTCACAGGGATTATGTTCTCTGCCTCTTGTTCTTCTAAAATCTCTGCGAACACATTAAGTTTCTCTATGGCTTCTTGTTGTCTCTTAACATACCCACGGACAAAGCCAAGCATATAAACAACCACTAGAAGGACAACAGTTACAACAATTGATAATGGTTCCATATCATTTAAACTTACATGATGTCATTATCTCTGTCATTGCAGCCATGCTGTTTAATTCTTGATTGGCAACAAACGCTGATTTATATTGGTAGTCAGCAAGAATAACAACAAGTTGCGGGATACTCTTTGGCTCAACATACTCTGAAGCAGAGTTATAAAACGTGTCGAACAAAGCAGCTGTATCCATATCTGAGTTTTTAGCAATCCATTTACGAACTTCATTAAAGTTCATACCCTTCAAATTATTTATGAGGTCTTTGAAAGATTGTTCAGAAACATTGGAAAGAATATCAGCGTCAATAGTCCCACTAACACTATACCGCTGCAACTCATTTAAGATGCGACGATAATCAGGAAAGTGCTTCATGATCAATTCAGCAACAACTTGAGAATCAAATTTAACATTCTCAGTTTGAAGAATTTTAGTTACACGCTTGAAGAATTTACCAGCGATATCTTGCTTCTCAGCTGATTCGATTTTAAATTCTACAACAGAACAACGACTGTGTAGTGGTTCAATAATTCTGTTCTTAAAATTACATGTAAAGATAAATCTACAGTTATTTGAAAACTCTTCGATAAAAGCACGCAATGCTGGTTGAACAGAATCAGCATTCATATAGTCAGCTTCATCAATAATAACAACACGCTTTCTTGAATCAAGAGAAACTGCTGCAGCGAATGAAGTAATAGTTGTTCGAAGCGTATCGATTTTACGTCCCTCATCGGAACCATTAATTACGATATACTCTGCACCAACTTCATTACATAGTGCCTTTGCTGCTGTTGTTTTTCCTGTACCTGCTGATCCGCAGAATAAGAAGTTTGGTAGTTCACCAGATTGGATAAACTGGTTGAATGTAGCTTTCAATCCCTCAGGAAGAATACACTCATCAATTGTTTTTGGGCGATATTTCTCAACCCAAAGATACTGTTCACGTTCACTCATATTATATTCCTTCAATTTGTTCAAGATTCGGTATCGTTGCCAACACAGAATCATTGTGCGTTAAAGAATTTCCCTTTAACATATCATTATAAACTTTTCTAAACAACGGACTATTTAGAGAATCTGGATAAATTTTGACCAATTCAAATAACGAATATTCCATCTTCAATGTATTCATACCAAGACACACTAACCAAACATTGTCTAGATGGTAACCTGCTGATGGATAAATTTGATCAATAGAAGCATTCGTTATAGACTTCTTACCCCACGTCAACGGAACACCACTGATAGCGCATCTACCATTTTGTTCCTCCCACATTTTATGCACACTATCTAGCGTTAATGTATGTGGTATGTTTTTGGCTTTAGCATTTTTCTTAGAGTTTTGAAACAGGTGTCTGTTTATCCATCTGTCTGGTGTGTCATACCAAGTCTGGTGATTCTGTTTATTAAGAGCAGATTTTTCTTCTCTCTTGTTTTCTTCTATCTGTAACTGTTCTGCATTTTCGATCTCACCATAAAACATCAATGGGTGTTTAATCTGAGTCATAATAAATCCATAATAAAGTAAGGGGAGTTTCCTCCCCTTGATTAGAAGTCGAATGTAGTATCAGCTTCAACGGCAACGAAATAAACCAAGTCACTGCCAGTTGCTTTGAATCTTGAAATCTTTTTCTTAGAAGCTGAGAAAGCATAATCGCCTGGAAGCATCTTCAAGTTTTCAACCTTCAAGAAAATATTGAACGACTTGTCTGTAGTGCCAAGATCAAGGGAGTAACTATTTAATGCTGGGTTCTTTTTATCATGAACAGTTGCAGTAATCTTAGAACCATCACCACGAATAGCCAAGTCAGCGCCACGAAGAACAGAAGATGTTCTTTGAATCATTGATAGTTGTGCAGCAGTAATATTAAAGTCAACATCACTTTCAGGGAAGACAATTTCTTTTGTTGGAGAAACTAATACTGACGCATCAGCTGCACCAAATTTAACACTGTTTTTATCTTGCTTGATAATTACATTGGATGCGCTGAATGTAAAGTCAGGATCTTCAAACAATGATACGACACCCAAAAATTCATTCAAGTCATAAACACCGAAGTCGGTTGGGAATGTCTCACCGATAGTTACGCTTGACATAACATTTTTATGAGCAGTGATAGTGGCAAGGCGATTGCCTTGTTTAATCATCAAGTTGGGATTGATGTTTGCGAAGTTTTTTAATACTTCGATGGTAGTTTTACTGAGTTTCATTAGGTTTCCTTTTCAATTAATATAATATATGTATAACAAGTATACCCCCAAAGTGGGGGTATGTCAAATTATTTTTGGTTGGTTGCAACAGTTGGAGTTACTACACCATTAATAACTAGAGTCTGACCTTTGAAGTTAGCAATGGCATCTGGCAACTTACGCATGGCTTCTGCTTCGGCTTCTGCCTTCAGCAATGGAATTGCCATAGGGTTTGCTTGCATAGATTCGTTACGCTTGCGAGCAGTTGCAACTTTAACTTCTTCAGTCTTATATTCGTTCTTTGCTTTGACCAATTCATTGGCAGAAGCAACAACCGAATCAGCAGGCACGATATTGCGGATTAGAACCTGTCCGATAACAATGGTTCCATCCAGCTTTTCATCAGCCAATGTTTTAATAATCTGTTCTTTGATTTCAGTTTCCATGGCTTGACGAGCATCGCCCATTTCTAATGCTTCATACTTACGTGCAGCTTTGTAGATAGCATTACGTGAAGCATTGAAGATATAGTTATACATCAAATACACATCACCATTATAGACAGCGTGGAAGCTACGATTCTTGGCATTATAAATCTCGGCGACCTGCGCTTGATTAATGTTATACGTAACCAATGTGTCGAAGTCTTTCATTGTGCTGTTATCTTTAGCCAATGGAGTCATGTCCTCAACCTTGACAGAGATTTCTTTCACTGGGAAAGTCAAAACTTCACCAATAATAACTTGGTTGAATGAACCAGGAAGCAATTCTTCTGTCTTAACTTGCTTGTCGAAGCCACGACGCAAACCAACTTCGCCTGTTTCAATACGAGTACACCCACTGGCAAGAATAGCAGCAGCCAAGATAGAAAGTGTAAAAACTTTTTTCATTTAAAATCCTTAAAATAAAACAACGATACTAACAAGAAATACAATAACAGCCAGCGCCAATGCCAAACTGTAAGAGAATGTCTTAGCGACATCCCATTTCTGAACATTGGTCTTTCGATTAAATGCTTCGATACCAAGGTAGAAAAGAACAAACACAAAAAGAAAAACTGCTACAAGTTTAATCATTTCTTCTCCAAACTATATTTTACATCATGCTCATATAGGAACATCAAACAACACATTGCGTGAGACAAATGATTCTTCCCAGTCTCGGGATCATTTTGCTCGCCCTCTTTCCATGCCCATAGATGTCTTTGCATAGCATCAAAGTACCTACGCTTAGAATCTGGAACATGTTTCCAATTATCTGGTTCGTATTTCTCCGCACCAAATGTTAGAATCTCTACAGTTGCCTTTAAAGCGAGTGGAGGTAGTAAGCCATATTGTAGCTTACCACCATCAAATTTTCTGCCACCCGTAGTAGCTGTTTGTGATAATTTAACTTTATCGTTCAAGAAGTCACCTCAAAATAAACAAGTGGATAATAACA